ATCTCGTGTCGGCGTATCTGGCTACAACAAGCCAAAGCGCACGCCGAAGCACCCGACGAAATCGCACGTCGTGGTGGCGAAGGAAGGCGACAAGGTTAAGACGATCCGCTTTGGCCAGCAGGGTGTTAAGGGTTCACCGAAGGGTAGCGCACGCAATAAAGCGTTTCGCGCGCGCCATGCGAAGAACATAGCTAAAGGTAAGATGTCGGCGGCGTTTTGGGCCGCGAAGGAGAAGTGGTGATGGATCCATTTTTACGCAAGCTATACGTCGATATCACTGGCGATGAATACAATGCCTATCGCCCGCGCGAAGACGACGTAGAGGGGCATATGTACTCTGACGCAACAATTTTGCGCGCATTACGTGCTCTAGAAGGCACAGAGGAAGGCCCAAAGCGTGCCTTTATGATTGAGCAGATGCTTGAAAAGGGGCCACGTGCTGGCGCTTCTGCTGGTGTTTATTATCCATACAGCTATGAGGCCGGAGAAGACTTATTCAGCGATTTACTGGCAGACTACCAAGAAGCCGGACGTGAAGACGATTTGTTAGGTCAAATTAGTGCTGGAGGCAAGGCTGCTTTCGGCATCCTAAACCCACTAAGTTCTCCAGATAAGCGTGCCGGAGCCACAAAAGGCTTGCTGCGTTACATCTCAGAATACGCAAGAGGTGAGTAATGGTTGACTTTACACGCTACATTCCGCCGAACCTCCGAGAGCCGCTACGTCAGGCGGGTGGCCTTGGTTACTCTCTGATCGACAACATCATCGGCATCGATGACGACTTTGAGAGCGGCGGAGAGCGCTTTGGTCGCGCAGTACGTGAAAATCCGGTCGGCACAGCACGTGCTGTCGGAGGCAGTATGCTAGAAAGCATCTCAGGCGCGCTCACAGACCCCGTTGGCGCAGCGCAGGGTGTTGCGTCGGATATCGGCCAGTCGTACCTGAGAAGCTCTCAAGGCGCCGCTGCGTACCTACCTGAAGGCGTAGAACTTGCCGACGCGACGTATCAGCAGATCCGCGAAGCAAATGACACTTATCTGGCCGACATTACAGGGCTTGCCGGCGTTATCCCCGCAGGACGTCTCACTGGGTCTGCAATTAGAGCCGCCGACGATGCGATCGGCGCAGATGCGCGCGGTTTGATCCGAGCTGTCGCGCAGGGTGATTTGGAGGGCGTCGGTGAGGTGTTGCAACGCGGGCGTGAAGCCCAGCCGCTTAGCGCTGACATTAAGAGAAAGCCAGTGCGTGGCTATGAGCCAGAGTTAATTGAAGAGTTAGAGGCAAATATTGGCCTACGTGATGAGAGGGGTCGCGCGAAGCCAGAGGCGTTAGAGGCGCTGGCATCACAGTTTGATGCGTCTGGCAACCGGATTAGCAACATTAGGCCAGACCCGAAAACTGGCTTAACATACTCTCACCCAGCATCAAATGTTAAAATGGAAACGCCGATTGAAGAGCAAAACATCATAAAAGAAACTCGTGGTGAGGCGCAAAAACGTCGCAACACAAAGTTGAAAAAGGGCGACGCACTTATCGCCGCGTTTGGTGACCGTATGGCCGCTGACACTGACATCCTCGGTTATGGCGGCGATATGCTTGATAACCCAGTATCGCTATATGGTGGATCTGGGTACATCAGGGACGCTATCAATAGGGGAATTTGGGCTTCTGACGAAGGCGTAACGTCGCCGCTTTTGCTTTCAATGATCAGGGCAGCGGAAGAGGGGTACAACCCGCGTATGCTTTACACTGCAATGGGCGCGCAGGCGTCTGATTTTGCTACAGACGATTTAATCAGAGAGCAAATCCGCAATGTAGATATAGATCCAAAGTTGCGTAAACTTCTTGCTGAAAGGCTTAAAAAGTCTAAGGACTTTACGGATAAAGACTTCCCATATGACTTGCTTATTTCTGGCGGTAATTCTCGTCGAAATATGCGTGGCCTACTAGACGGCGTTGAAGATTATTTTGACAACTTAACAGGATCTAATCGCAGAGCCGTTTGGCAGGCATTGGATAATGCAGCGTTTCGTGACGCGGGGATTAAGGTTGGAGAAGCAAGGATCGCGTTGACCGACCCAGATTTACTGTTTGCTAACCCATTTGACAGCGGCTTAAACTTAGGGTCGCCGAACTTAAATGCTAAGATTTCAAACAGATCGTATCACCCAGTATACCCAACACGTATTGCCGGCAGATATGATGGCAGCTTGCCCGTACAAGTTCCAGCAGCAATCACATTTAGAGACTTCTTCAACATGCGTAGAGGTCTTTTAGACGGGTTTGACGAAACTAAGCCAGCGTCAGATCAGCGATCATTCCTTATGAGCCATAAAAACATCGTGCAGCCAGTTGATCAGCAAATGATCGACGAATTGGGCCTGTATAATGAATACTGGCGCATGTTTAATAAGTAGGAGCCGTAAATGGATAAAGAAATCAACGAACTTGCGGCGCAAATCGAAGCCGAGCTAAACCCAGACCAGATGGAAGACGCCGAGCTGCAGGGCATTGTCGGCAAGGAGATCGAGGACGCGATCGACTACATCGACAACTGGATCTCGCCAGTACGCGCCACCGCGACGCAATACTACCGCGGCGAGCCGTTTGGCAATGAGGAAGAGGGCCGCAGCCAAGTTGTTTCCATGGACGTGCGCGACACCGTGCAGGCGATTATCCCGTCTCTGATGCGCATATTCCACAGCACCGAGCGCACAGTTGAATACGTCCCGCAAGGCCCAGAAGATGTTGACGCCGCCAAGCAGGCGACGGAATACGCAAACTACATCATCAATCGTGACAACAATGGCTTCTTGCATATGCACGCCGCGTTTAAGGACGCGTTAATTCGCAAGGCTGGCATACTGAAGTGCTACTGGGATGACCAGACACGCTTTGAGACGCACGATTTGACCGGCTTGGACGATAACGCGCTTGCCGCATTGATGGCGGATCCCGACGCGGAAGTTGAAATCGTCGCATCCGAAATGGTTGGCGAGCCACAGATTGACCCAATGACTGGCGAAATCGTACCTCCTCCATCAGTGCACGCCGTGCGCATGACTTACGTGCACCCAGATGGACGCGTTCGTTTAGAGGCCGTGCCGCCGGAAGAGTTCTTGATTTCACGCGAGGCAAAGTCACTTGAGGACAGCGACTACGTTGCACACCGACGCGTCGTGACCGTGTCTGAACTCGTGGCAATGGGCTACGATTATGACGAAGTGTCTTCCCTCGCGTCCGCGTATGACGAGATGGAGACAAACGTCGAGCGTTACACACGCAACAAGGCGCTCACCAACGAAATGAACGAGCGCTACGATCCGGCGATGAAGAAAGTGCTCTACGTCGAAAACTACATTAAGGTGGACTACGACGGAGACGGCATCGCGGAACTGCGTAAAGTGTGCACCGCTGGCGACGGAAACACGATCCTAGCGAACGAGCCATGCGCGATGGTGCCGTTTGCCGTGTTCTGCCCAGACCCAGAGGCGCACGACTTCTTTGGCATGTCGATCGCGGACACCGTCATGGACATCCAGCGCATTAAGTCGTCCATCATGCGTAATACGCTCGACAGCTTAGCGATGTCTATTCACCCACGCATGGCGATCACCGAGGGCATGGTTAATATCGAAGATGTCCTCTCAACTGAGACGGGCGCCATTATCCGCCAGCGTTCCGCCGGTCAAGTGCAGCCACTTGCGATGCCATTTGTTGGCCAACAGGCGTTTCCGGTTTTGCAGTACATGGACGAGATCAAAGAGGCCCGCACAGGCATCTCAAAGGCGTCTGCAGGCTTGGATGCGGGTGCATTGCAATCATCTACCGCGTCAGCCGTTCAGGCGACTGTGAGCGCCGCTCAGCAGCACATTGAGCTGATTGCGCGTATCTTTGCTGAAACCGGAATGAAGCAGCTCTACAAGATTGTGCTGCACCTTCTGACAACGCACCAAGACCGTGCGCGTATGGTTCGCCTGACAAACGAGTTTGTGCCGATTGACCCACGCGTGTGGAACGCCAACATGGACGTTACGATTAACGTCGCACTTGGCCGTGGCTCAGATAGTGAGCGCATGATGATGATGCGACAAATCAGCGACATGCAGAAAGAGGCCATCATGCAGATGGGCCCAGTTAATCCGCTGACAGACATGACTAAACTAGCCAACACATTGAAGTCTATGACGGAGCTTGCGGGCTTCAAGGATGCATCGCAATTCTGGTCAGATCCTGCACAGTTCCAAGCGCCACCGCAGGAAGATAAACCGGACATCAACGAGCAGTTGATCGCGGTGCAAATTCAGCAGATCCAAGCGGACATTCAGAAGAAGGCGGCAGAGCTGCAGCTTGGACGCGAGAAGATGATCATGGAAGACGACCGCAAGCGTGACGAGCTAGACGCGGAGTTGTTCGTGAAGGCAGAAGAAATGAAGGCCAAGTATGGCACGCAACTCAACGTGGAGCAGATCCGCTCTGAGTTGGCAATCAATCGGGAGGTGATG